CATAGAGGAGGCGTATGCCCTTTTCAAGATTCCGCACACGGCAAAGGCAGAGAGACTGCGCTTTGCTGCACGCCTAGCGGCAGAGTACATTATGCGGGGAGAAAGGGCAGATCACAAGGTTATTGGTGCACTTATCAGTCCCAAGACAAAGGCCAGCACCCAAATTGCCGTCGGTAAGTACAACAGTGAGCAAAACCCACATTTCAGGGACATGATTATGAGCGAAATACGTGAGAAACTAGCCAAAATGGGCTTAAATGAGAACTTTGTCATCGAAGCGCTCAAGGACAGTGCAGAGCTGGCCCGTGAAGCAAAGGATGCAAAGACCCTTTTAGCGGTATCCAAGGAGGCAGAAGAGTACCTAGGCATGAAAGACCAGGCCAAACAAGAGGCTTTGCCACAAGACACCGTAGATTGGTCTCACATTTTGCCCAGTAAAGAAGAGAAGGCACTCGCAGAACCTGCGAAATTCGAGGATTTAGCCACTTCCGTATTTTCAGGAAGTGGTCAAAACGACTAAAAATGGCACAAAAGGATCAGATAGTAGCACGCTGTGCTGAGAGCATAGTGGAGTTTGGGCGCATCGTTATGCCCCGCTGGACAAAGAAACCCAGCCCCAAGTTTCACTATGAGATGGATGCTGTGCTTCGCTCTAAGCGCGAACGCATTAACATTATTGCGCCACGCGGTTTTGCAAAGACGTCGGTCGTAGGGGTCATTTTTCCTTTATGGCATTTGTTTGTGCAGCACATAACCATGAAGCGTCCGCGTAAGCCAGGCTTCGTTGTTATATCATCGAAGAGTCGCTACCATGCGGTGAACATCATATCGTCCATCAAAGAGGTCCTCGAAGACAGTGTATACTTTAGGAGCCTGTTTGGAGATTGGGCCGCAGGCGCTAAGAGCTGGACCAGAGACGAGATTGTGCTCCGTGATGGCACTACTATCCTAGCCCGTGGTACGGGACAACAGGTGCGTGGGTTACAGAAGTATGGACAGCGCCCTACGTTAATTGTGCTCGATGACCCAGAGGACGAGAACAACACTAAGACGCCAGAGGCCATGGAGGATAACCTGCGCTGGCTCTTGCAAGGTCTTGTTCCTGCACTCTCTCGTGACGAGGCTAGCAAGGTGGTGGTCATTGGTACGCCAATGCACGAGCGCGGTATGGTTAATGAGCTCGGTCGTATGAACAACTGGTTCACCATGCACTACAGCGCCATAGATGAGCAAGGAAAGAGCCTGTGGCCAGAGCAGTGGAGTCTTGATGACCTCATGGAAGAGCGTGCGGCCTATGAGGCTACCGGGCGCCTTTCTGTGTTTGCTAGGGAGTACCTGTGTGAGATCGTAGCAGACAGTGACCGCGTGTTCCCGTATTGGGGATACTACAATGGACACATAGAGCACAGGGGCACGCAACCATTTATGGTGATTACAGAGATAGGCGACCCTTCCGAGTCCATAGATGAGCGCATGGGCTCCATGGTTACGCTAGACAAGCCGCTGATCTACCCTGTTTCTATATTTATGGGCATTGACCCTGCATCAACCACAAGCACCCGTGCTGATAGAACGGTTGTTATGTCTGTGGCGCGCACCAGTGTACTGGAAACGGAGAATGTGCGCCGATTTGTGCTCCCGTATGTGGCAGACCGCATGCCGCCGTCTGAAGTGGCGCGCAGAGCCATCGAGCAATACCATAGATACAAACCTTATCGAACACGTGTTGAGGCAACTGGCTACCAGGAAATGCTACGGGAACAGCTATCGTACCAGATACCGTCCATCGTGGGAGAGAAGCCCAGATCGTCCAAGTCATCACGACTCGAGTCGATGCAACCCTATTTTGTAAGGGATGAGATATACCTTATGTCAGATATGACATTACTAGAGCAAGAGCTTACGGCGTATCCTAAGAGCCAGCATGACGATACATTGGACGCCCTCTATTATGCTACGCTTAGAACCTATCCACCACATCATGGCGTAGAAGCCTATGATCAAACAGGGCACGCACGAGTGCCTGCATCGTCTAGCTGGATGACCGTTTGAAACTAAAATAGGTATCGTGCATATTTTAGCCATACTCACCAAACACAGGGAACCATGCCGAAAGTAGGTAAGAAGGAATATCCGTATACGGCCAAGGGAATGGCCATGGCCAAGGCGGCTGCCAAGAAGAAAGGGAAAAAGGTGTCGTACGGTAAAAAGAAGAAGTAGTGGCTACCGAAGAAACCCGAGAAGAACGCAGAAGAGCAGAATGGTTACGTCGTAATGCGGAGTTACGCGAGCGGAATCCTTTTATACATCATGCTCAGCAGATCTTTCTATACAATAGGTATAGAATTGGTAAAGCAATAAACCCCGAATTCGAGGATTGGCGAATCACAGACGTAGACCTGGACACAGGAGAATATTTGACGCCAGATCTTCGTGCCATTCGGGAGTTTTACAGCACGAACCGTACGGAAGCGATTCGCTCTAAGATGGAAGACAGGTTTGTCGGTGCGTTTGAGACGCAGCGCGAGCCCTCTATGCTGCCAGGTGCGGTTGTAGAGGCCAATCGGCCCGTAGGTTACGATACTTACGAGCAGAGGCTCTTTGATGCCGAATCTTATGGTGGTAGGGCCGATGCTGAGTCTGAGACCAGTAGCGCGGCAGGTATGTATCAAATGACCGAAGGCACGTATCGCGACTTGCAAAGAGGTCTTGATGATGACGACCCCTTTAAGAATCTTTCTTTTGAGGAGCACAAGGCGAATCCTGAGGCACAGCGCCATTACGGAAGAAGGCTACAAGAGCTAAACATGCAGGGCTTGAAAAATCGCGGTGTTCCTGCTACGGCACAGAACATGTATGCGGCGCACCACTTTGGAATAACTAGGGCCCTTGGCCTAGTAAACAGCGAGAGCGACAGGCCCGTATCCCAGGTGCTTACAAGAAAGCAGATGCGCGCTAACCCCGCTCTTTTTGGTAGACGCGGCCTCGGCATAAGAACCGTTGGCGAGCTTAACGAGTGGATCGCGGGCAAGATGGGGGATATTGCGCAGATGGAAGTGTCCGGACCCATGCCGCCATTTGAGCCAGATTTTAGTATAGACATGCAGTCCATGAGCGCAACGCCCGGGGGCAGAATGGCGCTTCAACCTGGGGCAATGCAAGGCCCTGAGACACTACAGTAATGACAAAAGTACCCACGAATACCAGGCTTTGGAACGCAAAGAAGGCAGCGGCAAAGAAGAAGTTTGACGTGTTCCCTTCGCGCTATGCTAGTTACTGGATTGGTAACGAATACAAGAAGGCCGGCGGCAAGTTCAAGACCAGCAAGAAGAAGTAATGGCTATTGAATATAGAGGCGAAAAGTTTTCCGGCTACAACAAGCCCAAGAGAACGCCTAATGCAAGTAAGAGCCATGCTGTCTTGGCCAAGGAGGGAGACAAGGTCAAGCTGATCCGTTTCGGTCAGCAGGGCGTACAGGGTGCAGGCAAGAACCCTAAGACAGAATCGGAGAAGAAGAGGCGTGCATCATTCAAAGCACGCCACGCCAAGAACATTGCCAAGGGTAAGATGTCAGCCGCCTACTGGGCAAACAAGGTTAAGTGGTAATGATAGAGTCCATGTACGGAACGCGTCGCGAAGACGTGAAGTCAACGCTTCCCAATGGCAAGGAGAAGAACAAGGAGGTTCTACTCTCCGAATCATTGCTGCTTGAATACGAAGCAAATGATGCCCAGCTTAACTGGGCTAGACAAGCTATTAGTGATGATGAATTTCGTAATGGACAGCAGTGGACACAGGCCGAGCGAAATGAGCTCCAGGACCGTGGACAAGCGGCCATCGTACACAATGTCATACACCCAAAGGTCGAGCAGGCCAAGGCGCAGCTTACGACCAATAATCCAAAGTTTCAGGCAACTGCTGCGGAAGATTCGGACGTTAATCTATCCCGCCTCGCCACCATGCTACTGGACCACACATGGAACATTAGCCGTGGGAAATCTGCGCTTAAGCAAGCGGTCGACGACTACTACGTCAAAGGGCGCGGGATACTCTATGCCTACTACGACCCCAACGAGTCCAATGGTGTGGGCGAAGTCAAAATCAAAGACGTTGAAACACTAAAAGTATTCTGCGATCCGTCTAGCCGAGACCGCTACTGGCGTGATGCGCAGCATATCATAATTCACCACCTGCTTACCGAAGCACAGGTGCGTGATTTAGCCCCTGATATTAACCTGGATAATGCAGAACAGAGCCAGGATGAGCACATTCCAGGCCGCACTTATGTGCAAGAGAATGATGTGGCGCTATTTGGTGACCCGGATTCTAGTTTTGTGCCCAGGTATGACGTCATAGAGCGCTTTACCAAGAAGAACATTACATACTACCGGATTGTGGATGCCATGTCCGGTGATATGGAGTATTTCAACGCCAAGGAATACAAAGAGTGGAAAGAGGGTTTTGGTATTGTAGCCATGATCCGGGGCGAAGAGCTTGTTACCACGACTGGTGATATGCTCTCTGAGATGCAAGAGCTCTACATTGGGCTTTTGATGCAGGCCGCTGAGGCAGGTGAGCTCGAAGCCGAGGAGGACTACGATACCATAAGCAACATGCCGCCGATGATCTTCCACTATGTGGCGGGAGATCCTATGCCGGATGGCACACGCTTACCACTACCGATGTATGGACCGAAGACGGGTGCCGAAAACGAGATCCCAGGCTCTACCAGTGTATTGACCCCGGTCAAGCGCAAAGAGCTCAAGGACATTGGCTACGAAGAGTTTCC